TACAAATTGCGATTGATAAGAAACGCCGCATGGAACGAGAGCAACACGCCCACGAGGAACCAGAATTGATCCGCGCTCATTGGCAGTTGCAGAAAAAAGACGCCCACACGAACGCCGCAAAGCATCCGAGCAGTGTCACGATAATGTCAGTTGTGGTCACGTTGTTGTGATATTGCGCGTTTGTCGGATACGCGCCCCCCGCCATAGCCGGATTAGGAGGCGCGGCTGGACAAACCTTTGACCCACTTGAGGCCGATCTTGAGCGCGATCACAGCGGCCACCAGGGTGAAGGCAGCAGTGCTGTAAGCGGCGAGATCAGTCGCGAGGTCGCTAACCACTGTTGCGGAAGCGAGCATGTTCATTTCTTATTTCACCTACTTTCTATTGCAGTTGCAGTGTCGTTCGAAATTCAAGAGGCCGCAGATGCCAAATCGCGGACCCACTTCATCGAGACAGACGCAGCCACAGCTACGCCCCAAAATGCCATCGCAAACGAGAAGCCCAGCGGGATCAACGTGGCCGCCTTTGCCCAATCCGGAAACGCTCGCTCTTCATCCGACAACGGCGCACCGTGCAACACGAATGTCGCAGTGCCAGCAACGCCTCCCGTAAATGCGGTGTTAACCTGACCCGTAAACGGAGTAGTAGGATAGCTCGACGTGTTGAACAACACTTGGATCGGCAAACCGGCCTCCAATGCGGTCCACAATCGAACACCCCAAACTGGGTTTCCCCCCGGCGTGTGGTCGATTCGCACACGGTACGCGTTCTGCTGGTCCTCGTTGTAGCGCACGAAAGTTGTCGTAGCGTTGTTGGACGTGCTAACCGCAACGTAATATCCGTTCACGTCCAACGGTGTCGCTTGCTGGTATGTGATTGGCGGCACCCCGCTCAGTGTTACGGCCGCAGGAAAATTTGCCGGGGGGCTGTATTGTGCAGACAAAGGCGCGGCCCCCAGTGCCGTTATAAAGCAAACCAAACAAATCTGGAGGCCGCGCCGAATCATTACTTCGTTGCCGGTTGGATGTCGGAGGATTCGAGCCACATCGAATCCCGAGGCACGTAACGGACGTTGATCGTCGAATTGTGCGGGTACTTCGTTGCCAACGCCTGCGCGTCGGCCTCCGAGCTCAAGCCCGAAATAACGAATTTCGACGGAACCATGTCGCCCGTGTGGGCATACAGATCCACCGAATACTTCGTTTGTCCTTTGTCGTCTCCGCTTCGGAGGACGCGACTATTCACGACCGCCGAGAGCACTTTGAGTTGTAGCTGCATGGGTGTTTTTCCTTTTCCTGCGGGTTTAGTAGGCCAAGCCTGGGTTCAGCCTTCGCCATTCAGCCAGGGCAGCAGGAGGTGCCAGGCCGAAAAGGGTGGGGGAGTCAACCACGTTGCGAGGTAAGACAATCCCCATGGTCTCACAAATCATGCACAACGACGTTCGAAGCCGTGCATACGGGCTTTCGATGCGGCAGTCCACGTAGCGACGCCACCACCGGACCGGAGCTTTCCGGTCGCCAGCGGCCGTCAGCAGTTGGACTTTCTTCGTGCTTTTGTCCCGCTTGCGTAAATCCCGAGTCACATACCGACACACGTATTGAATAACGTTCTGACGCTTTTCGCGTGACACCATTTGAAAATCCATCCGCCCAAGACCGGCGCAGTCGGCATAGTGAAGGAACAAGTTGGCGTTGACGTATCGATCCATCAGCGCGTGAACGTGCCAACCATGGCCCCCAGGGTGCTTTTGCAACACACGGATGACCCTCAGTCCAGGAATTCGGCGCCGAAGCACCTTGATGAAGTATTTCCACCGAGCCGAGATCACCCGAGGATCCGGATCGCACTCCGGAATCGTCGCAGTGACAAAATTCAGACGATTCCAAGACTTGACGGACCAGGCTATCCGCTCCCCTTGCTCTGAAGCGGTCAGTTTCATGGAACTTTATTCCCGTTAGGGGACAAGGTAACGCGACCGGAGCCGGCGGCGTCGCTGACGCGACGCTCGCCGGCTTCCGGTGCGGCGAGCACCGTGCCGCCTTCGACCTTCAGTCCCGGTTCAAATGGAACCGCCACGAGAAAAAGGTCCGGATCTGCCCAGGTCGGCAGTTCGTGAATCGCTTTCATGGCCTCCCTGGTGGATCCAAATGCCGCCACCGGCCCGTCCTGGTGAAATAGCAGATGGACCATGCTCATGGGCACATCCTCCGCGCTAACGTGAGCTCGTAGAGGCAGCGTCCGAGTTGAATTCTGAGCTCCTGGCTAATCCAGGTAAGCGACCGACACCGTTGCAAATCCTTTATGGCAATTTCCAAATCGCCCTTCATGACATGACCGCTGACTTCGACAGCCGTCATGCTGCCTCTTTTCCCTGGCGAATAGCTAAGGGTTGAGCCCGATTGCTTGTGGCCGCTTGCGGTTTCTCCTGGTGGACAGCTCCAGGAAAAATCCTCATCCGCCACTTCGCAAACGGGCTTGGCATCCGACGTGCCAGACGAACGACGTTCTGTCACGCCGGATGCTGCACCCGCGAGAACCGGCTTGCGCCGGAAATTTGTTGTTGAGGACGTGTCAAACGAGGCCGGTGGAGTAGGGGCCTCGTCCGAAACGTCCTGGAGCACCGGCGACATCGGGACGCAGCTCATGATGCCCACTCCTTAGTCCGTTCGAGCTCTGGCACCGGACAGCCAGGGTAAAAACGATAAACCGGCACCCACGTTGCACCCCCGTCCAGACTTTCCTCGACAAATGAATCGACCGAGCCAAACAACGCGAAAGTCTGAGCAAGACGATACGCGCTGCCCTCGTAGCTGTAACCACGATGCACTTTTTCACCCGTCAACACTCTGAAGACGCCTTTGCTCATTTCTCGAAAAAGTCGTGTTCCTCTTTGCTGCCATACAAAGGGTGATCCCACTCACCGGACGCTCTTTCCGACAAATCCTGGATCCACTTCAAAGCAACCTTCAGCACCGTAACCGCGCCGACCAATGCCAGCGCAGCGACCGCATACGTCGCCCAAAGTGCCACCAGGTCATTAAAACTTTGCACACCTTCGATCATGTTTTCCTTTCTAAGCCGCTCTCAAATTTCGGAGTTCTCCGTGCAACTCGTCGCAAGCCCATTCCAGTGCCACTTTTTGGCAGACAAAATCTGCCCACTCCCTGGACGCTTCTTCGCCTACCTCGTGGACGTGCCAGGGAGCGTCGATTGCCTCACGCACCCAGTGCGTTCCGTCCCGCCATTCGAGCCGCACGATGCAACGAGTGACGCTTTTCGTGCGGAAATACAAACCCACCAGGCGAGGTTCGCCAGTAACCAAGAGTCGACAATAACAGGGCAAAATCGCACCGCTCCACAACATCCAGGAGGACTTGCGAGCCGGTGCCCTTAGGGGAGCGAATAGGTCGTTCTGCATATGCGAACCGAAACGGATATCCGGTTCGTCAATGCTTATGACCTATACATTACATATATGCAAACTTTATTTTCTGGCTCCCTTTCAAACGCCCGTTTCACTCCTTTTTTCCGCTTTGCCAGGGAAGCGCAACTTCTGCCGTCGCCGTGCTCGCTATTGTCTTTGCTACCAGTGCCAGAGCTTCATTTGCCCGTCTAAATCGCAAACGCTGGCGACGCCCGTCCGTGGTTACCGCGATCGCCGCCGATTCATCCCAGGATTCCAACCGGCTCCCATCCGGTAATTCCTCACCGGCTCGAACAATCGTCCAGGCCTCAATCTGCAACCATTCGCAATTCTTAGACACGACCGGCAGCGGGTCCTTTGCCCATTCGTCCACTTCTTCCTTCTTTTCCGGTGTCACGCTTACCGGTTCTTTTTCAGCCTGAGTGTTCACCTGGCTTGCCTGCTCTGGTGCCGAGCTCTGACTGCCCTGGTAGCGTTTCGACAACGCTTCGCCGTCCGTCAACCCCGTTATGTTGGAGTAGACTTGATACCCGCCCCAGACGAGGCCGACCGCAATCATCACCAGGAAGATCCTACCCATACGCCACCCTCAACATTACCACCGCGGCGAAACCCGACGCCGCAAGTAATCCCTGGCTTGGTTGCCAGGCCAACAGCTTTTGCAGCGGGTTCGGTTTGCCTTCGATCTTCTTAAGCTTCCGCACAGATTGAACTTCACCGGCAAACTCCACAGGCCGTAACAGTGCGTTCGTGTTGTATGCCTCAAATATGTCCTGGCTCCGACGCAAAAGCTTCTTTTCCATCACCTGGAAATTCCCATTGTCCAGGCGAAACGCCAACGTATGAGGCCACGGATACCCAATGCCCAGCAAAGGCACACGGAACCGCTGAAGATCCTTCATGCGCCAAATCTCTTGCGCCAAACGTCGGAATTGCGCGTCCAGGTTTTCCGCAGCCTGGACGATCAAGATGACGTCAACCTTCAACTTCCGGCTCTGGGACAAGAACGTGATCAACTCGCGCTTTGTCGCAGCCGTCACCGCATGGTCCCGCGCATTAAACCAAAGGTGCGCCTCGTCGATGACGCATAGCGTATTAAGCTCACTTCCGGCCCGTAGATATTTGTGGAAATCCCAGCTTTCCGACTCATCCAGGATGCGAATTGCATCTGGCTCCAGCTCCACGCCGTGATGCTTTGCCAGGTATCGCTTTACGCCGTCCAGCTTGAGCTCGACGTTCGTGAACACCGTCCCGCCTTTAGCCAGGTGCGCCAGCATACGGCAAACAGCCAGGTAAGTCTTGCCGCCACCGATTTTGCCCTCATATATGCCGATCATCGTCGTCCGTGATGTCCCACAAAGTCACAACCAGCGCACCGGTGATGAAACCCAAGCCCCACCCCCAGGACGCTAATTGCTGCACAGTTTCCATTCCCTCAATCATGTCGTCTTGAACGGGATCAACTTATACGCCCAAATCAACGCCTTCAGTATCGCACCCCCAACCGACACGCTCAACAGCAACGTGCCCAGGGCCAGGGCATAATCCAGCGGCACAACGCAGTTCATCAGCGCAGCCGGTGTCGAGATCGCCGACCATAGATCCGGTGCCTGGCCCATGTTCGCGCCTTGCACAGTGGTCAAAAGCTTGGTCGTTTCAGCGTCCGCAAAATTCCACGCCTCAATGATCCAATCCAAAATCCAGTTGATCGGCGCAAGGATAGCCGCCACCAACGCCACCACGAAGAACTTGAATCTCATGATGGTGTCGCCAATCCAGGTCACAATCGGCCGCAGCTGATCGCCTAACCACTCAAAGATGCCTTCCAGCCAGCCCCACATATTAAGCAACCTCCTTGTCAACAGGACCCTTCACAAAACTGTCACAGACTATGCTCCGGACGGGCCCACGACGCCCGTCCGATTCCGCTCCTGGGCCTTCCATTCGCTTCCGATCCGCTCGCTCCCTCACAGGAGCGCGGTCGTTGGTCCGCTTCCTGTTCGGTCGCTCACTACTCGGAACGCTCATACGGCTCTGCGTCGGGAACCGCCCGAACATCGCGGTCCCTTTCTCCGCTTCGCCTGCGAATTTGTGTAGGGTGATCATCACGAGAAGGTCCAGGTTATGATGCGGTAAAGCCCAACCGCCCAAGTGAGCAAGATAACGAGTTTCATGCCGGACCGAACAAATTCCGGAACCAACCCGCCCAGGTCGATGACAACCGGCCCGAAGTTGAGAGTGCAAGTCTTGCCCACGCCGCCAAAGGCAAGTTTGTTAAACTCGCCATAAGTCAGCGCGACGTTCGAGAACACATCTTCTGCCTTCTGCAGTATGACCCGCACCTTTTCACCCGCACTGGTCGCAGATTCGATCACATCTTCCTCTCCCGCGTCAACAGACGGGGGCTCGAATTCTTCGACGTCAACCGTCACGTCCTGGCCTGGTGTTGGGCTGGGAGACACCACGGAATTATTCGTGCCAGGAGTCGGAGCAGCTGACGGAGCCGGTGAAGGACTTGGGGCCGGTGTCGGATTTGGCAAGGATGGTGTCGCAACCGGTTGCGGCGTCGGGTTATTGACGAAAGCGTATGTTGTGGTTGCACCGCCCTGGAGAGTCACACCAGTTGGGAGCCAAACAGAGCCCATGCCGTCACCGGCAGGAACACGTGTATACACTTCCGCGCTTTGACCCTCTGCCACCGTGATACGTCCCGACAATGCAGTGCCCAAAGTTGCTGCCGACCCCGATGCCGCTATGCTGCCATCCGGTCTCCGCGCTTGCCACTCTCCCCCTTGATACGTGCTGTCAAATTCGAAAGAATATCCAGGCCGATCAGCCACTCCGTCCACATTCGAATTGGTCGACAACATCGCCAAAACGGACACCGGTATGCCGTCCAAATACACTTGCGCACCATTCAATAAACTGGCGTTCGTGATAATGCTCGAACTCAAAACGTAGTTGCTTCCGATCTGCGAAGGCAGTCCCCACGTTCCCAAGGTCATGCCGTTTGTCGCTTTGATCTGCAGCATGGCACCGGCCCACTCCGGACCAAACGTCCATGAAAATGAGTTCGTTGCCAAAGGCGGAACACCGCCGACAAAACCATTGGTAACAGCATTAGTTCCGCGAAACCCTGTCCATTCAGTCAAATTAGAATTGACCACAACGCGCAGCGGGTCATTAGAACCACCGGCAGCTGAATACGGAATCGAATACCCTTGCCACGGTCCGGTCGTAAGAAGCCCGAAGCTCAACCACACATTGTTCGTGCTACTGGTTAAAAAACGAATCGGAGTGTTTGGGAAAACCGCGTATCCCGGCCACTGATTCGGAGCGGGAGTATACACCGGTCCCGCAGTATTCTGAGCACGGAGTGATCCGTTCGTCGGAAAAACCAAGTCGATGTAGCGCGACTGCGCTACTGCAATCTGCGCGACCGCGACACTACAAATTGCGATTGATAAGAA